AAGCCAAAAAGCCACACATTTAATACATCCTAATGCAGAGTGTATATGTATGGCTATTGGGTACTTTGTGTTATACTTAAAAAAGTAGTCTATAGTTGCTTGGAGGGGCTCAAAATTAACAAACCACCAGGCTAATGGTATAAGGGCTAGTAATATCATGCCCAAATATAGTAATATTATTTAGAATGGCAAATCATCATCCTGCTCATCAGTTACTACTGCAGCTTCAGGTTTAACATAAGGCTCTTGAAATGTAGCACTAAAGTACTTCAAACCTGATTTGCTTTCTTTTAACCATAGAGCTACCTCCATATCTTTACCGTTTACATTCACCTTCCCTTTGTAGTCAGGGTGAGTTTCTGCTGTCTTTTTATCATTTTTGAAGATAGCACCACTGTTGTTCTTAGTTTCCATGTTAATCTTTGTTTAAAATTGTTAATAAATAATTGATAGTCACTACCCACCCCCACACCACTGCAGGGGTAAGCAATATTGTTAGTAGGATAGTCATACTGCACTTAATATTTTGATTAATTCATTAGCATATTCTACAGCTTGCTTAGCTGCAAATTTAGGGCTAATCTTTGGCTGTGATATTATAAGAGCTTGCATAGCTTTCATAGATGCCTTAGCTATTAATTCAGGGTTAATATAATCCTCATCATTATTAGGCAAATTATCCCAAACTTTATCAAAGGCATCATTTAAATTTACATTTTTTAATTTAAAAGTCTCTATGCAATACATCCCATTATCATTTTTTAGAGTATCAGATGATCTATTTTCACTATTATAAGGTAGATGATACAAAAAATCTAATTGATTATCAATTATTAAATACTCATTAATGGACTTATCTCTTTCTAAAAAACATAAATACACCCCATTTTTATTTTTTAATTCCTCATCAGTAAATAAAGTAACATCTGTACTCATTTCTTTGTGGTAAAATTTTAATTTAGGCTTTACACTGTATCCTTTCTTAAAATATTTGGTAAGATACAGTTCAGCATCTGCCCATTTTCCTATCTTCTTTATCATAATTGTGTTATTAGTTGGTTAAAATACTCTCTACATTGTTCTACTCTTAATTTAATCTGCTCTATCACCTCATCATCTCTTTTGATTACAAAGGTCTTCACCCTCTTAGCATCAGGTATATGGTTGAAGCTGTGCTGCTTCTGCACCTGGTCTCTAAGATCTAAACTCTCTTCCATTAGCCCTAACTTGTAGTGTGCACTCTTTACCTCCTGCTCTACTATGGCATGGGGTGTATTGGTTAGGCAGTAGCATAACAGAGCTTCCTGCTTATCACATAAAAATAAATAGCCTTGAAGCTGATAGTAGTAATCTTTGTTAGGGCATTCAGTATCAAACCAAGGGAAAGTGCTACCACTCCATGAGTTCTTTACATCTACTAGCACCTGATCAGTAACCACATCAGGAGTACCTGTTAGCCACTCATTAGTGAAGTTCTCCTCATTCTTAAACAGGAAGCCTTTGTCTATGACATCCATTACAAAGCTGAGGCACATATCCTCACATTCATTACCCTTATCAGTATACTTACTAGTAAACTCTTTACGTATACCATAAACGTGTGCCAGGGCTAAGCCCTGGATATACGTCTTAGTTGTTTGTGATAGCACCTCCCCTTTAGTCTTAGAAGAGGTCATTATCTTACCTATAGCTGAACATCTGATTTTCATATCATAGGGATTAAAAGCAGTGAATTATTTTGTACATCTGTAAGATCGAAGCTATCTTTTAACTTATCTACAGTAAACTTCCCATCAGCTATAGCCTTAACAGCCTCAGCAAATCTCTTTGCATCTATCTTAGGCTTTGCAGTTGTAGCTACATGACCATCATCATCAGTAGATTGAAGAGTGAGCAGGCTTTGGATGGTGTACCTACGAAAATAAGAAATTTGGCTCCCCTGCTGCTGTGCATTGAGGGTTAAATCCATTGCCATACAGCTAGAGATACTAAAGCCAGTGTAGATACAAACTATCTGAGTNCANACACTACCACCATCTATAGGCTGTAGTAATAACAGATCATGCTGCAAAAGAATAGGCTCAACAGTCTCTAGGATACTATTGATATCTGCATATGATTTCTTGAAATGTGGGTTAGTAGCATTCTTATGTACTTTACCGATTAGTTGTTTTGCCTGGTGAAGGCGAACATAGAAGGGAGCAGGCTGCTGCTCAACCTCCTGAGGCTTTACAGCCTTAGTTGTTGATTTTTCCATTGGGTTAGTTAATTAATTGTTTACAAATATACTACTTATTATTCTATTTTCACATTATTTTCTAAAATTATTTTTCTTAGCTTATTCCTTACCTCATACATCTCCTCCTTACCGTTGTACTTATACTCACTTCGTAGCCACTGGTCCATCTCATAAAGGGCATGATAATAGTTAAAGCCATTAGTGGCGTAGTTAAAATCATCCTGATCCTCAGGTAGGTAAAATTCTAGTTTTGCTTTCATAGTTAGGGGCTTTCTATTGTGTAATTTTCGTAAATATATATTTTATCTTTAAGCAGCTTATTCTCTTCTGCAATCTTTGCATATTTTTTATTATTCTGAAATAACAAGGCTCCTATGCAAAAGCCAACTATTAGACTAATTATTATTGCTTTCATATGTTTAGTTTTTAATTGATATTAGTACTTAAATTTCATACTTTACGCAAAAATTATCATACCACTCAATAAAATCATCAAAGGTCTTAGAGATAATATAGATACCTCCTGCAGCTTCTATCATTAACTGATATTGCTTCTGTACTACACTGACTGCTTATCCTTACCTATCTTTACTTCTATCTTTACAGATCTACCATAAATAGTAGCAGAGATATCTGCAGATCCTGGAGTACCTGTGCCCTTTGTCCACTGCCCTGCAGTCTTAGTGCCATCGGTTCTATATGACTGCCTGAATACTCCCATTGTATTTATCCTTTCAGCTTGGTGCTTAGAGTGGTTAAGAAAGTCAGTAATGCATCTAGTGAGCCCATTAGCTGTAGCATCTGAGTACTTAGTGAATGGTATGATGTGCCCTGGTGCTGATGGGTACCTGTAGCTCATGTACTTCTCCTCGAGCTCATGCAGTCTCTGTTTGTTTTGTTTGTTCATATGTTATTAGGTTTCTGCACTGGGTGCTCGTTAAATTCTTTAAAGGCTTTAACATAGTCTATAATCTTATACTTATACTGCACCCACTTCCCATTATAACCCCACCCTTCATCTTTTAGCCTTGTAAAAATCCTATTATTAATCTTTATTTTTTCCATGTCTCAGCAGCTTGTGTATTTAAATCATCCCATATATCTCCATTACTTACCTTCTTAATAGGTTTTTGTATAAAAATATCATTAGGATCAGGTATAGGTATAGGTGCAATAATATCTTTAATAGACTTTTCCACCTTAAAGCCTCTACCAATGTTTTTTGTTCCATTTTCATACTTGTAATTATTTTGCTTACACCATTCTCTTATCCATTTTAATAATGTTTTAGTGTCTAAATCTCTATGGCTGCCACTATCATCTTGAAAGCTCCTTAATATATCTGCATTACTATACCAATGATCAAATGCAATACCTTCATTTTCAGTAACAAACTCCCAAAAATCTTTATTTGTAGCTGATATTAATTTTTTATCATTATTGTTAATAGCTACTGATTTTATTAGCCTATGCTTTAAAAACTTTTGCAAGCAGTTAATCATGTAGCTATCAAAACTAGCCCATTCTTTATCATCCCACTGCTTAAAAAATAACTTTTTATATTTATCCTCAGGAGTAATGTGAGCATTAAAGTACTGATAAAATTCTATCTCATGCCTTCTCCTATCATGGCTACCTCCTGCACCATTAATAACATAATTGGTAGTGATGACTATCTTAGGGCTCCTTTCAAATGGGATAAAGATCTCATCTTTGTTTTTTCTGTTTACTGTAATCCCTTCTGAGATAAGAGAGAATAGCTGCTCAAAGTCAAAGTTCTTTTTAACATCATCAAAGGCTAAAATTTGACTATCTACGTTTACCCTCTGATAAACAAAGTCAGACTTCTGAGGGTTAAATGCTTTACCATCTATTTTTACTAAGTTTCTAATCTTAGAAATTGCTGTTAGCACTAAGCTCTTACCACTTCCCCCATTAGGATTGTCATCTATCTCCTGATCATTAAAAATAATTGCCTTTTGTTCACTCATATCTTTGTAAGTATGCAATAGGAACCCTAAAGTAGTTTCTAAAGATATTACCCTTTCATCATTTTTAGCTGATACTTGGTAAATAAAATCTTTAAAATCATTATTGTCGTAGTTTTCATAATAATAATTTCTTTGTAATATGTGGCTATCCCATACATAACCATCTATATCAATGTAAGGTATCAAATCAATATTATTTTTTGTAATCTGTACCACTCCATTTGTAAAAGGTATAAAGCTCATATCTTTAGTATCCTGCAGCATCATTAAATTTATAGAAGTAATCATATTAATATGCCCATCTGTAAATAAATAGGGAGATTTACTGCAGTAATTCCATACATCAATCAATCCTTTATTATCTAAATAATTTAATACAAAATCTTTTATTTTATCAATGGATGATAGTGATACCTTATTCTCTTGAACTCTTACAAATGTAAATTTATTAGCAGATTCAGGGTAATATTTTTGAAAACCATGTTTCATTAAAAAAATCTGATATGCTTTAGGATCTATAGTTACTATTTTATTTTTACCCTTATCCTCTATTTTCCAAAACGTATCCTCAGAATTTATTAAATCTTTTTGAATATCTTTAATCACCTCAGGCTTAACATCTAGCTGGTTGGTTATATCTTCTGTAGATATCCCTTCCTTTAATTTTAACTTTACCTTATTTACAGTCTCTTTATCTTCAAAAAACTTCATGCCAGGCATTGCTATACTTTTATATGCACTTTGAACAGTTCTAAGTATTTCAGCTTCTGTAAAATCTACAGCACTAAATTGATTAAGCTCTTGTACTGCAGCATTAAAATTAATTCCATACTCACAAAAACAGCTAGCTACTTTAAACACCCAAAGATTCCTGCCACCAGTGCTAAAATTACCATGATCCCACTTCATAATAATCTCTATTATTTTATTCTCACTTTTTAAAGGAAGTATAGGCACTACATCTAATTTACTATGGCCCTTCTCCTCCTCAATTAAAGTAAATATTTCAGCATTAGGGTTAATATAAATAGTAGGATCATAAGATTCAAAACATACCCTACTAACATTACAGGAGGATGGATCAAAGTAATCAGAATCAATAAACTCTTCAAATGCTTTAAATCTTCTCTTATGCGTGAATTTGTCAGATGGTGGTATCTTAATCACGCACTTTAATCCATTACCTGATGGTGAAATAAATAATAAATAGGTATAAGGGCAAGCCATTAGCCGTACCTTCTCAGCTTCCATTACCTCATCACTAGGGTAATCATCAAAGTCTAAGATACAAAGCCCTGAATGTTCTAATAAGCCATTATCATTTCTTTCAGTAAATGTGCCATTAAACATTACAGCTCTTAAAGTCTTTTTAGTATCATCAAAAGCAGGATCACCTTTCTTAGAATTTCTTATTTTGGTTATTTTCTCAATTAATTCAGGATAACCTTCCTTTATTCTAGTGTATACATCAATAATATCCTGTTCAAAGGGTGTATCTTTAGTATTATGTAGACTTTTAAATACTGATATTTTCATAATTAGTTAGTTTAGGTTACAAATATAGTAATTATTCTTAATCACTACGATATTAAATAAATCACTACGATAATATATATTTGTGTAGTGGCTATAATCTAATACAGTATTATCTTTTAGGTAAATCACTACGATATTACACAAAATTTTAAAAAAATTAATCATTTGTAAATTGTTAAAAATTCTACAGCCTGCCTATAATAGGAGTTTCCGTAATTAATTAATAGTAATTGCATCTGATCTGCTCTTTTAATTTCTCTAATTTCTCCAGGGTAACACATTCTAATACCCTCTGCTTTAATGGCTTATAGTACTGAGGTAGCACAAACTTCTCTCTTAATTCAATGGTATGCATCATATAGGCACTGTCTTTGTACTTTGAGTAAGTGTCATGCTTAGCTATCCCATTTATCACTGTTGCGTGGCTCTGATTAAACAGCCTACCAATTTGTGATAGTGTCATGCCATCCCTTTTGAGTACTTTATATAGGTAATACCTCTTGTAAAGCACATACATATACCTGCACTTTTGCTTTAGATCATGCTTATCTATGATAGCCTGGACCTCTTCTAGTCTTGTCATGATAATAGCTTA